TTGTTCCTGAGACGGATGCGATCAGATTCTCTACCTATGCCGGTGCTGCTTTAGCCGCTATGACAACCAATGAAACGATTGCCACTGGCGCGGCTGCTGTTGCAGCTATCGACCTTGGTACTGAGAAGCTGGACGATGCAGAGGTTCCGTATGAGGGACGCCTCCTCTTCATGAATCCGACCATGTACCGCTTCCTCAAGGGTGGTATCACCCGCTACACCATGAACGGTGAGAATGGCATCGACTATAACATCGAGATGTATGACAACATGCGCGTCATCACTGTCCCGTCCAAGCGTTTCAACACTGCTGTGACGCTCGCCAATCCCACTGCCCATAATGATGCTGGTGGCTACACTGTGACTGGTCAGACCATTAACTTCATGATCATTCACCCGTCTGCCATCATGCAGGCCAATTGCTTCACTGAGCCTCGTATCTTCTCTCCTGATGTCTGGCAGCAGTCTCAGGGCTGGGCTTGGGACTTCCGTCAGTATCACGGAGCCTGGGTCAAGAACCAGAAGAAGAACGGCATCTACCTCAACAAACCCTCTGGTACTTGATATGGGAATCAGGGTTAATCCTGACGGCAGCATTACCGTGGGAATCATCCCCGAAGAGGCTGAAGTGAAAGCTCCAGCCTCTCTCCCCACGGAGAAGGATGAGACTGTTGTTAGTGATGTGAAGCCAAAGAGGGGACGCAAGTCTAAACAGGCTTAAGAAAGGAATGGTGTATCGCTATGACCGATGCGGAAAAACTGAAAAATGTGAAAACGCTCCTTGGTGATAGTGATGGTGCTATTCCGAGCGATGAAACGCTGAAAACCTATCTCACGCTAGCTGCGAATGAGATTCTCAATTGGAAATACCATCTTATCGGTGGAGTTCCTGACCATGTTGTGTCCGTACCTAGTCTTGAGGAGATCAAACAGATTTATGCAGTTGTCGCTGGGTACACGCATGCCGGTGCTGAAGGTCAGAGTTCGCATTCTGAAAACGGCATCTCCCGTGTGTTTAAATACGGAGACATGCTCCAGTATATTCACGACAATGTGCTTCCTTATGTGAGAGTGGGTGCGATCTCGTGAGAACACTGAAGCGAAACCGTCAGACCATCTGGTATGCGTTGTACCATGGCGAGACGGATGCTGTCGATGCGAATGGATTCAAGACCGGCGAACATCCTGCAAGCTATTCTGAGCCTGTTGAGGTTCAGATGAATGTCTCTGGTGGGAGAGGTACAGCGGCAGCGCAGTTCTTTGGAATGGATAATCCGTTCACTCGATCAGCAGTCACAGAGGATCTTACGACACCGTTTGATGACACAACGGTATTCTGGTTCGGTAAGGAACCGGGCGAGAATGCGGATGATTACAACTACGTTTGTACCGGAGTTGCAACCACTATCAACGGGCGAATCATTGCCCTGAAAGAGGTGGATGTGTCCGATGGCGAATAGAAAAGTAATCGTCGAAATGGATCCGGGTTCCATCCGGGATGCCGTGAAGATTTTGGAAGCGTATAAGAAGTTTGCGGAAAAAAAGTCAGAAGAGTTGATGCTTCGACTCGCCGCAATCGGGCTGAATACTGCCAGGGTACGCTTTGAGATGGGAGCGGTGGAGGGCAATGAAGCCCCGGATACATGGGCAGAACCAACTGAGACTGGGTTCAAGATAATCGCTCAAGGCAAGGATGTGTACTTCATCGAGTTCGGTGCTGGTGATGCTGCCGGGAATCATCCTGACAGGGCAACTGCTCCAGTTGATACGTATCCTGGTTCGTTTTCTGCGAAGAATACACAGGAGTACGTCAAGTACGGTAGCTGGCATCACCAGAAGAAAAAGTACACCGAAATCCAACCACAGATGCCGATGTATTATGCGGCACGAGAGATCGAGCGAAATGTTGAAAAGATTGCAAAGGAGGTATTCGGATGAGTCAGGTAACAAGAAACGCTGTCTACGATTACGTCTCCAAAGCAATCACTGCTGCGCACTCAAATGCGAGGTGTTCCAGCAGACGAATCCCTGTTCCATCCTCTTATCCAAGCTGCTATATCCATGAGATTGAGAATTATCGTCCTCTGGATAACATGCAACTGGATTATGAGGATGTTCAATGGCAGTCCTCGTTTGAGATCCGGGTTATCAGCAACAAGAAGGGAACTGCGGCATCCGATGCATATTCCATCTTGGAAACTGCGAAGGATGCGTTTAACAAACTCTATTACAGAGAACTATCCGAGACATCCGTGGATGATGTCGAAACATTTACGGTTATCGCAAGATTCCGTAGAACTATTGGAGGCGGGGATACCATGCCTCCGAAATCTTAAACAAAGGAGATCGTAACTATGGCAAATGCTGTGACTACTGCTGGCATGAACGTCAAATGGTGTGTCGAAGCTACTGCTGGTACTCGTCCTACAACGGGATATACGGTGCTGCCTGGATGCAAAGCTCTGCCCGAGATGTTTAATGATCCGAATACGCTTCAGAGTACGCCTCTCAGCGCAGTTCATAACCACACCTATGAAAAAGGTTTGGGCGATTCGGGTGGCGCGAGTGCTATTACCGTAAACGACTATGCCGCTTTCCGAACCTCGTGGAATGCTTGCGTGGCTGCGTATGCTGAGATGGACGATGGTAAGCAGATGTGGTTTGAGTTTGTTTATCCTGAAGGAAGCGACCTCGATAGTTTCTACTTCCCTGGTGAACCGCTGCCTCTTGGTTTCGGTGGTGCGGAAGTTGACTCTATTCTGGAGAACAACGCGAACATTCTCCCCAAGGGCGACTACGTTTTCGCTGCGGCATCTACCTGATGCAATAGGGGCAGCGCAATAACTGCCCCACATTTTTGATTTTAAGGAGAGCATGAGATGAGTGAAGTAAAGAGTGAGAGAATGAAACCGATGGTTATTACAGACCCGGAAACACATCATGAGTACACGCTTGAATTCAACCGTAAGAGTGTGCGCAAGTGTGAGGCCGCTGGTCTGGACATCAACCTTGCCGCATCCAAGAGCATGACGATGATCCCGCTCTTGTTCTGGGGAGCATTCCAGATGCATCATCCGAATATCAAGCAGGAAGTAACAGACAAGATCTTGTTTGAAGGTCTGCACGGTCTGAATGACCAGGAGCTTGAGTATCTGGCAAATCTGTATGCAGAACCGTTCAAAGCTCTGATTTCGGACGCCGGTGAGGAAGAAGTAAACCCTCGAAAAATGACGGTGACATTTTAAGCTTCCCACCAGAAGCAGAGAATAAACCGTCTACATATACAGAAGTTTTTGAGGAGATTTGTCCGCGATTTATGGCAATGGGAATGAGCTATGAGCAATTTTGGGACGGATCTCCTTATTTGGTTCAGACGTATCTGAAAGCATTTCGGTACAAGCGCGAACTGGAAAACGAGATGGCGTGGCTGCAAGGAGCGTATATCTTCAATGCGGTTGCTGTCTGTTTACAGAACGTGTTGCGCAAGAAAGGCCAGAAACGCGAGAACTATATCGAAAAGCCGATTGATATCTTTCCTCTTACCGATGCCGAGAAAAAGCGCAGAGAGCGTGAGGACATGCTGAAAATGCAGAGAGCATTGGAGCAGATGAGAGTGAATCAAGACGCGAGGAAAAGGTCTAAGGCGAAATCTCCAAAAGAAGGAGGTGGGTAAATGGCAGATGCAATGGAAACGCTTGAGATAGAAGTAAAGCACAAAGCGAGTGGTGCGATAAATGAGATTGATAAGCTTGCTGATGCATTGCTTCGTTTGAATAGAATCCTAGCTGGTACGACAATTCCAAAGTTGGAAAATCTTGCTGATGCTCTTGGTAATATCGGAACTGCTGCTTCGAAAGTAAAGACCGCGAATAAGAAGAACACGGTCATGGGTCAGATTTCTGAGGAAACAAAAGAAGCTGTCCGCAATGCGAGTAAGATGCAAGTTCTCATGGGAAAGCTCGACAGCAATCGTAGTAAGATGGAAGAAGCTCTTGGTAACGGAG